GTAGCCGTCCGTGCTAAAAAAACGCCTTGTGAGCGTGATCCCTTGCTGCTATTGCAGCGCTTACAACAGGCCACCATATTCTCAAGGCTAATAGGATCTCCTCCGTTTTTAATAGCTACTATGTGATCTACAGTCATGGCATCTTGGCCACAATATGTACAGGTATATCCATCCCTTGCTAGGACTATGAGCCTTTGTGCTTTGTACTTACGGCTTAGCCTTGGATCATGTCTACCGTGCACCATTAATACCATCCCCTTTTATTATGAAACTCTAACGCTCTACATGGAGTGCGGTGTTTATGTGCGATGTACTTAAGCCCTAGATCAATCTGCATAAATGGATCATGTACTTTAAGTTTAAGTAGCTGAGGTATTCCATATGCTGAACTCTTAGGATTATCTGCTCGAGGATCCCATCTACTTTCTTTATTCCATAGGATCTCTAAGCATCTATATTGCTTAGCATTTAATAGCTTTATATGTGCGTAGAGTTTGTAGTTTTCTTTATCTCTTTGTGTACTTACCGCACTTGCATATGTTGTATTGCTAAATACAAATAGCCCGGCCAATAGCACCAAGCATAGCCCGCGAGCTATCCGCGGTAGCGGCTCGCCAGCTAGCATGGAGCGTAATCGGTTAGTCAAATACGTGTCAATCTTGAGCGTGATCTTGAGCGTGTCCCACAGGCTATTAACACCTGTGTATAACTTATGTGGATAACTCATAGTTTAACCTGCATCCCTAGATAGTGAGTATAAGCCGGTGGAATAGCCTCGACCATCTCGCCCCATATCATCCAATCAATACCCATAGCCTCGTTAGCTTGCTCCATGGTTTTAGCTGTATGTCCACCGCCCGGGATCTCATCGCGCATAGAGCCATATATACCTACAGGTTTACCCTGTTGCTTATGGTGGCAATCGGTACCCTTTAACTCAAGATTAGACTCGAATAAGCGGTGCCTACGTACTTTGAGCCCAAACGCCGAGCCGCACACCTGTACCGCATCGATTAACGGTGCTCCCTTAACGTTTTCGATTATGTACGGTTTACCGGATGCTACGAGTAGCGAGCGCACTTGAGCGAGTAAATCTTTCTTACTCGTGCTTTTGCCTTGAGCCTTACGTAGATGTTGAGTAATACTATAAGTTTGACACGGCGGCGAGGCGTGGATGAGGTCATATTCCTCAAGATCCTCAGGCCGTAACTCCATTACATCCTTACGTATGTACTTAAATGGATAACGTTTACCGTGTTTAATATCCATCCCTGTAACCTCAAAGCCAGCTCGGTAATAACCCATCGAGGCTCCACCTGCACCGCAGAATAGATCTAATACTTTAAGCATCTTTAACGTCCTCCATCATGACGATACCCATTACCCCGCATTTAACACATTGGAGCGATTTAACGTAAGGTGGCAGGTTATCGGTGATTACTCGCTCTATATGATCGGTGATCTTGCCGCATAAGCGGCACTTAGTTTTATACGCCATAGTTTGACCTCTTTAGATATTGCATCTCAAATAGATTAGATCGAGGTACCCAGTAATTATTCTGATAAGGATGTTTGTACTTAGGGACCATAGCCATATGCACCGGCATCCATCCCAATAGCACATAAACCGGGCTCCATCCTGTAACTAATATAGCTACATCGTTAGGCCTCGGATTAGCTTTATTTTGTATAATTAAATGCCCGTTCGCGTGTTTGGTCCATTTAACCTCTACATTTTGACCTACATCTGCCTCATCGTGCACGTTCGTAGGTTTAGGTACAAAAGCATTATCACCAAAATAGTTAGCTACGGCCGTCTCAGCTCCACACGCCTCCGACTTTTGCCATATGAACTCGTGATAATTGCTAAAGCTTTGCCCAAATTGATCCGGATCGTTTGGATCGGCCTTAAAGTGGATAGCTCGCTCAAGGCCCATACGGTGCGCCGTAATCTCCTGCGATCTATCGAGTATTACTTTAGCTACGCGCGACATTGTGCACATAGCCACGTTACGACCTCAAGGCCTACATCTCGAATAGTGAGGCCGCCTAATTGACTAACCCACTCGCCGCAATAGTCGCACTTATCGACCGGCGTAGTGCTTGTCGATCCGTCATCGTGAATAGTTGTAGCTAGTCCGCCTTTGATAAAGGTTAGCTCGCCCATCTTTATACCTGCGGCTTCCACTTGCCATCTGATCCGAGTACGTGCCAATATGGGTTACATTGATTAGCCCGGTTTTTCTCGGTGCACTTGTAGGCGGCCCACGGCTTACCCGTTGCCTTGGCCGTACCCTCAGCCCATATCATCGTGCCATGAGGACATCTTGGAGCGGCAGGTACTAACTCGCCGCCTAGCTCTTTACCGATCTCTAGCACGGCACTCGCCATCGTAGCCATATCCTCGATAGATGCCTTTGTACTCCATGGATCAGCGCTCGCAGGTAAAGTCTCTACCTTTTCCATATCCTGCACCGTAGGTCTCGAGTTATGCTCGAGGCTTGGAGTCAATAGTCCTATGCAGCGCCCGTAAGCTGAGGTAATTGTGTCCTCTACCATCCACTTACGCATATTTTGCGGATAAGTTGCGACGTTACCAAAAGCGTAATCGACGGCGCTAGGAACCGTATCCTCATACTCGCGGTAAGCCTCAGCTCTTACGAGGATCGTGCCTTTCTCAATATCAAAGCTCTCAATATATGCGACTAATCTACCGCTCTTAAACTCTGATCTAAAGCGCTTAATACGTGCGTTTACATCCTCGTAGTTATCTAAAAATCCCATTAGATTAGCTCCTTATCTTTCAGAGCTTGAGCAATAGCGCGGCCACGTACAAAGCCCTCGCCGTGTCCGTGCTTAAAGCCAATCGAGTAACCAATTACCATAAACATAAAGCCCATACCGCAGGCTGCCAAACCGATCAATATATCTAAACTATTCATTACTTAGCCCTTTGTTAAGGCCGATCAAGCTACTAACCGAGTAGCCCTCTCAGCGTTTGTAGTATCAGTATGAGGGCAAAATGTCAGAATACAAAGCCTATAACCTTTTGGCGTGTCGCTACTTGGCTAGGCGATCCTCGATAAGAATTTCGTAGATGCGATCTACGCGCTGCTCAATACGCTCAACGCGCCCAGCTAGATTATGTCCGCCGTTACCGTCAGGCTTGAGCTCGCTGAGGTAATACTTAACTAACTTTTGGATGAGCCCAGCCCCTAGCCCCAAAATGGTAAAGCTCCCCAAAGCTAAACCAACTACGAGCTGAGCTCTTTCCATTACTTAGCGCCTACGCCTAATTGCTTCTCCGACGGTTGTAAGGCCTTAAGTAGTGGTCCGATTAGCCCTGCGATGAACGCGTTAGCCAATACTTTAGGGTCTGAAATACCGCTCATGTATAACGCCGCGGCACTTGCTATAGCTGCACGGCCGTAAGATTTAGCCGCTGCAATCGCTTGCTCTTTCATTGTCTAGCTCCTCTAATGCCCTTTAGTTGATTTGTGAGAGTACGTACAACGTAGCCGTACCTGCCGAGGTAATTGCATATAAATCTTGATGGTCTCCTACCATTAAAGAAAGTTTATCGCCGTTATCCATACGATAACCATTAGCCGCGGTAAGATCTGCGCCTCCTAAATAAAGAGTGCCGCTAGCTGAGTGCAGGTATACGCTTTGATCTCCAATTTCTTGTGGCACTACTATTGCTTTTGTTGTAGTTACTGAATATACAGCCGATTTAGGCATTTTCTAATCCTAACTTTGTAATTAATTCTTTTGCTTTAGTCGGAGTTACGTTTACCTCAAAGTGCATATCATCCGGCCGACTCTTAAAATCGCCGCCCCACTTAAGGCCGTACTTTTTAGCAACTGCCCGGATCATAGGTACTTTTTCAGCCGGAAAAGTGTCGTACTTGCCTAGCGGATGCTTTGTAGCATTTAGATCGATAGCCGTACCGGATGCGTGACACGATAAGCGATCAGTAGATCCACGCACCATCCTAAAAGCGTAGCCCCAATCGTCTAACGTACCGCCATCGATCGGCTCAATTAACTTATGAAACTCGGCGGCAAAGGCGGCTAATAGCGGGCCCACGCTACTAGCGCACCTTAGCCTTAAAGCCGTACCGTCTACTAAGTACGACTTTATCCCGATCTCATTTGGATCTTTAGAGGCCGGATAACCGTTATAACTTGTAAGACTCATCCCAGTAATGCAGTGATTTCATCGACAGATAGTCCTAGCTTGTCTAATACCGCTTGGCGAGCTGCATTTTTAGATGCTTGCTCTGCATCTTTAGCGGCTTGCTCTGCTTCAATTTCAGTTTTGTTTGTTTGTAATGCTGTAATTTCCTCGGGTGTGTAAGGACGTAAAATTTCTTCACCTGTTAAAACATTTACAATTTTTTCAAAATAAGTCATTTTACTACTCCTTATGCACTCGTGTATACGAAAACTGTGCCGCTGGTCCAGTTTCCACTCGGATTGAAAATACTAATCGAGGAAATTGTACCGCTGCCAGTCCAGTAACCTCCCATAATGTAAGCAATATTGTTAGATCCACCATCGGCATTGGATGCACCTGCACTAGTAAATACTTTTGCTCCTGAGCTATTTCCACCGGTAATCAAACAATATCCACTCATCGTACTCGAGCTACTACTTGATTGAAGAGCTAAAGAAATATACGAAGCTGCACCATATTCCGGCCTAACATTTGCAGAAGCCCAAGTTGAAGCGCCCAAAATTGATGTACCATTAGAAAAATAATTAGAAGCTGTATCGCCATTTATTCTCACCGCTAATCGTGAGCCAGATCCAGTATTATACCCGCCTTGATTTACTACGACTAAAACTTGATCAGCATTTGTAATTCCGCTTATTGTGATTGTCGCAGCACCTGTAAGTGTTGTGCCACCCGTATTTACTAATGTAAAGTTTTTACCACCTGCCGTGGCAGCTGCCCACTTTAATCCTGTAGCCGTAGATGAGTCTGCGGTTAGTACGGTGTCATTAGCTCCTACGGCCAAACGTGCAAAAGTATCGGCACCGGTACCCGGCACTAAATCACCCTTAGCATCAATAGCCGTTGCCATTGAGTTAGTAACCGTTACCGTACCTGAGGTACCGCCGCCGCTAATACCTACACCTGCGGTAACTCCCTCGATGTCACCGGTAGCGCCCGAGGCTACCCACGCTGCACCGTCGTAATACCATAACGAATTGTTATCTTTAGTAAATGCGAATTGGCCCTCGGCCGGTGCGGTAATAGCCGCATCGCGAGCCGTTGCGTTTGTAAATACGTTAATACCCTGCATGAGGTAGCCGTTAACGTCACCGGCGGTTAATACCTCACCCGTTACAAAGGTCTTAAAACCTTGTCCAGCTGCCATTACCTGCTCCTTAGTATGCTAACACGGAGGTATCGAGCACTCCGTATAGTGATGAGTTTAATATAAAGCCGTCGATAATCGGCTCTTGTGTTGTAAATGTCGTTTTCCAGCTATTAGGGCTAACGCGGTGCATTACGCCAAACACTTGTAGAGTCTGTTGTAACGTTGAATTACCGGGCTGATTAGTCGTAACCTCTACCGGATCAAAAAAATCTAAATCAAGGGCCGCGATAATGCCATCGTTATAGTTTTCTGTATAAAGGTCTAGTTCGATAGCATCGCAGCGGGTACGAGTAGCTTTACGGCTAGCTACATAAGCCCGAGCGTAATCGAGGGCAGCTTGATTAGTATCCATGACTAGATTTTGTTGAGTGTAAGAGTGCACAAAATACTCATCGATAGAGGCTTGATCCTCGGCTATTTGTGCCGTGCCCCCGATCTTTGTAATAGAGGCCGAGTTATAAACTTGAGTATCGTCTAAGC